TAGTTATGTCTTCTGCTGAACAAAAATTAGAACTTATAGCTCGTGTATTTGCTGAAACTGGTCTTAAAGACTTAATGCTTGGTATACATAGAATTGGTTTACAGCATGAAACACCTAGCAGAAAAGTTCGTAATAACAATGGTGAGTTTATTGCAATCAACCCATCTGAGTGGCGTAATCGTTATGATATGAATGTTACTGTAGGTATTGGTAACGGTTCAAAAAATCAACAAATGATGCAAATGCAACAAATTGAACAAACTGTACAAAGTATTGTAAATGGCGGTGGATTAGGTACAATTATTAAACCAACTAATGTTTGGAATTTAGCAATGGAAAAAGCTAAAGTAGCTGGTCGTAAAGATGGTAACAAATTTTTTACTAAACCTGAATCAGACGATACTGACGAAGGGCCAAGTATAGAAGAACAAAAACTACAAGCAGAAATGCAGTTTAAACAAAAAGAAGTTGAACAAAAAGACATGGAACTACAAATTAATGCCAAAAAACTTGAAATAGAAGAAATGGAACTTCAGTTTAAAATACAACAACACGAAGACGATAACGAGTTTAAGATTGCTGAACTTCAACTAGAATCAACACAAAACAGAGCAGTTAAAGTAGGTTCAGACTAGGACTAAGTTGAGGAACAAGGATGAACAAAAAAGAAAAATTGCTCACTAACAGTGAGTTAATAGAAAGAGGACAAAGAGCTTCTGTATTACTTAATTCTGAATCTTACGTACAATGTGTACAAGATATGTATGATTGTTTACATCTTGGGTTTGATGGTTTAAAAACAGATGATTCTGAATGTGCTATGTCAATAGTAAGACAACTTAGGTCATTAAGAACATTAAATTCTAAGTTTGAAAGTTGGTCACAAGAATCAAAAAGATTGAGTAAACTTGAAAATGATTGAAATTACAAGAGATGAAGGGCTTGCTATACTTGACGAGCTATCTGCGTTACCTTACCGTGACGTACAAGGATTAATTTTTACATTAGCAGATAAATTATCAAAACTAGAAGAACCAAAAGAAAAACAATTCCAAGAAAATATATATACTGGAGAATAAAATGGAAAACAACGATCAACCTGTTTTTACAGGAATCGATGAGGCTTTGGACTTTATGGACAAGCCAGAAGAAAAATCAGACAGTGTAGCCACTATAACTGATAAAGAAGAAGAAGAGACCGAACAGGTCGAAACCGATGAAGAGGAAATTGAATCAGAGGACTCTGAAGAAGAGCAACCAGATGATGAAAAAGAATCAGAAGAGGGTGATGAAGACGAAAAAGAAGATTTTCTTTTTAAAATCGAAAATGGTGATGAAGAAATTGTAATTACTGATGTAGAAGAAGCTAAGAAAGGCTACATGCGTCAAAGCCAATTTACTAAAGTAACACAAGAAGTTGCAGCTGAACGCAAAGCACTACTTGCTGATAAAAATGCTGTACTTGAATTAAAAAACGAGTACTTAAAAAGTATATCAGATTATAAAATTGCGTCAAGCGAAAAACTATCTAAGTTTGTTAATGTAGACTGGGAAGTTCTACAGAAAGAAGACCCCATTGAATTTGACGAAAAAAAGTCAGAGTTTGAAGCTGCTAAATTAGCTTATGAACAAGCATTCCAAAAAGAACAGGAAGTTAGTTCAGAAGTAGAAGCTGAAAACAATGAATACGCACAAAGTGTACGCGCTGAAGAAATGGGTAAACTAACTGTTGCACTACCTGAGCTAAACGAAGAAGGTTCAACTCTTTTAAGTGATGCTACAAAACATGCTGCTGAAGCTTATGGCTTTACAACAGACGAACTTTATACTATTTACGACCATCGTCAAATCAGGGTATTAGTTGATGCATTTCGTTTCAACGAATACCAAAACAAATTAGCGGCTGGTGCAGCAAAAGCTAAAACAGTCAAAAAATCAATTAAAACCAAGGGTGCTGCAAGTAAGACAACTGCGCAAGCCCGAAAAGCAAAAGCTGACATGAATTCATTACAACAACCGGGTGGAATTACACTTGAACAAGCAATGAATATTGTGAATGGCTAGGCTACATTTGAGGAAATATTATGAGTTCAACATCCACAGATACCTATGATAGTGTTGGTATCAGAGAAGACCTTTCAAACATTATTTATAATGTAGAACCCGACACAACCCCATTTTTAAGTATGGCTCCTAAAGCGAAAGCTAAGAGTACAACTCATGAATGGCAAACCGATGACCTTGACGCTGTTACAGATAACAAAGCAGTTGAAGGAGCAGATGCTTCATTTTCTCCTGCTACTGCTACTGTTAGACTGTCTAACTTTTGTCAAATTGGAACTAAGACTGCAATGGTCTCTGGTACTCTTGAATCAACTGATCGTGCTGGCCGTGATCGTGAAATGAACTACCAGATGATGAAACGTGGACTTGAGTTAAAACGTGACATGGAAAACGCATTAGTTGGTTTAAATAATGCTAAAGCTGTTGGTAATGCAACTACTGCTCGTGAAACTGGAAGTATGCAGTCTTATATTAAAACTAATTCTTCTAAAGGAACTGGTGGTGCAGACCCAGCTGGTACAGGTGCAGATGCCCGTACTGATGGCACTCAACGTGTTTTTACTGAAGCTATGTTAGAAGCTGTTGTTGATAGTATCTTTACTAATTCAGGTGAGTTTGCTGACACTGTTCTAGTAGGTGCTTTTAACAAACGTAAAATGAATGGTTTTACTGGTCGTGCTTCAACTACTGACCACAATGTTGCTGCTGAAAGCATTATCTCTGCTGCTGACGTTTACAAGAGCGATTACGGTGATCTTAAGATTGTCCCTAGCCGTTTTTCTCGTTCACGTGATGCACTAGTTTACAACAAATCTAAGTTTGCAGTTGCGTATTTACGCGATATGAAAACTAAAGAAATTGCTGCAACTGGTGATGCTGAGAAACGTCAAGTTCTTGTTGAATACTGTCTAGAAGCTCGTAATGAGAAATCTAGTGGTATTGTAGCAGATTTGACTACTGCTTAATTAGTTTGGAATGGGGGGTTCGCCCCCCTGACCTTTAAGGAGTTTAAGTGTTACTACGCGAAACAGAATATGATCCTTGGACAGGTGAAACTAAAAAATGGTATTTTGATGAAAATAATAATATTGTTTGTCATCGATCTGCTAATCTTAATGCTTTAATTAGCAACTGTAAAAAAGGTGCTAATGCTACAAAAGGTTTTTCTAGAAAAACTAAATTTCATAAAGTATTTAGTATACCTCCAATTATACAACACAAATTACTTAAAGAATATAATCTTGATTGTTTTAGTAATGACCCTACAGAAAAGAAAAGATTAGAAAAAATTATTGAACAAGATTTTCCTGTACTCAAAACTAACTCATCTAAACTATGGAGACCAACCTAGTGTTAAGTAATTATACAAACATTAGTGAAGCTGTTAACAAATGGATTAACCGGGTAGGTGCTGTAAGCATCACGGATAATACAGAAGATTTTATAATACTAGGACAACGTAGAATTCAAAGGGATGTTAGAGTTCCACCAATGGAAGTTTTAAACCCTTCTTTAGTAATTACATCAGGTCAATCACCAATACCAACAAGTCTTTTAGATGTTAAAGAAATGATTGCTTATGATGGACAATCGGCTTGGCCTGTATATAGAAGCAATTACGCTGACGTTAGAACTAAAAGACTTCAAGATGAACCGGGGCCACAAGTGTTTGACACTGTAGCTGGTAATTTTGAGTTTGGCCCTGAACCTACTTCAGGTGTATCAGTTGATTTAGTATATTATCAAGAACTTGAGTTTATTTCTAGTTCTGTAGAAATTAATTGGTTTAGTCAATATGCTCCTGAATTAATATTGTATTCAGCAATATTAGAAGCTGCTGTGTTTATGAAAGATACTGAACAAGAACAAAAGTATGCTGCTATGTACAAAGAGTCTAGAGAACTTCTTAAAGCACAAAAAAATAAATCTGAATTTTCAGGACGGTTACAAGTTACTACTAAATAGTTCTTTAGAGGTTTAAAATGGCAGTACAACTTAGTACAACTAGTCGAAATGCTAGACTTGATTCAATAGAAACAACTATAGGAATAAACCCTGTACTTATTTTTTATACAGGTACACAACCTGCTAATTGTTCTTTAACAAGTTCAGGAACACAATTAGGACAGATAACATTACCCAGTAATTGGTTAGAAACAGCTAGTTCTGGAACTAAAATTAAAAATGGTACTTGGTCTGGTACAGCTGTTGCTACTGGTACAGCTGGTTATTTTCGTATTAATTCAAGTGATGGTGTTTGCCATATTCAAGGTAACATTACAGATACTGATGGAGATGGCGATATGAAACTTGGTACTACACTTATAATTATAGGGCAAACTGTAACGGTTTCAACATTTATTTTAACTGATGGTAACTCATAATGGCACTTCCAACTCCCGGAGACAGGGCTGCTGAAACTAGTACTACTACTGGTACTGGCACATATAGTTTAGATGGTGCTATTTTAGGTTGGCAAACTATTGTTGCTGCTTGTGGTACTGGTAAAGAAATAGATTATTTTGTTAGAGATGTTTTAGGCACAGCTGATTATGAAGTTGGTCGTGGTGTTATTACTGATTCTAGCACAGACACTTTAACAAGAGCTACAATATATTCTTCAAGTAATGGTGGAGCAGCTGTTAATTGGGGTGTTGGTACTCGTGAAATTGTAGTTACTTTAACAGCTAATGCTATGAATCAACTTCTTGCTGATGAAGATATTGGTGTTACTGTACAAGCTTTTGACACTAACATAGTATCGGATGCAAACTACGTACATACAGACGAAAATTTTACAACAGCAGACCACTCTAAATTAGATGGTATAGAAACTTCTGCTGATGTAACAGATACTATTAATGTAACAGCAGCAGGTGCATTAATGGATTCTGAGGTAACTAACCTAGCAGATGTGAAAGCATTTGATACTACAGATTATGCTACTTCAGCTCAAGGAACATTAGCTACTAACGCCCTTCCTAAATCAGGTGGTGCAATGACGGGTGCTATTACTACTAACTCTACATTTGATGGTAGAAATGTTGCTACAGATGGTACTAAATTAGATACGATAGAGACTAATGCAGATGTAACTGATACAACTAATGTAACTTCTGCTGGTGCTTTAATGGATTCTGAAGTCACTAACTTAGCACAAGTAAAAGCATTTGACACAACAGATTACGCAACAGCCGCACAAGGAACTACAGCAGACAACGCCCTAGCAGCGTCAGCAGTGTCTACTTTTGGTGGTACACTAATAGATGATGCAGATGCAAGTACAGCTAGAACTACATTAGGTTTGGGAACTGCTGCAACTACAGCAAGTACAGATTACGCAACAGCAGCACAGGGAACTAAGGCAGATGATGCTTCTCCACTAGTAACTACTGTAACTAAAACTTCTAGTACAGGTGCAGGTTTATTACCTAGTGGTACTACAGCACAACGAGATGGTTCTCCAGCAGCAGGATACATTAGGTTTAATTCTACTACAGGTTCTTTTGAAGGATATGATGGAAGTGCTTGGGGTGCTATAGGCGGTGGTGGTGGTGCATCAGCAGGTGGTGCAATATACGAGAACAGTAACGAGATAACTGCTGACTATACTTTAACTACTGACACTAATGGTATGAGTGTTAGCCCAATGACTATTGCAAGTGGTGTAACAGTAACAGTACCAAGTGGACAAAGATGGGTGGTATTATAATATGGCTACAATAATTAGTGGTGATTCTGGTGGTACTGCTGTAACGACAGCTACTCAAACAGTTTTACAAACAGTAAATAAAGTAGTATCAACTCAAGGTTCACAAACAATTAATGCAACGGATTCTCAAATTGGTTCTGGTACAGACTTTGATATATCTATTACTCCTTTAGGGTCTGGAAGTAAATTTATTATTAGTGTTAGATGGTTTGGAGAAGTAAACAACCCTCAAGATGTTGTTTTTAATTTACAAAGGGGTGGAACTAGAATAAACACTACTAGCAATAATGCGTGGCATGGTTTATCAATGCCATGTGTAACTTATAGTGCAGTAAATAATACTTCATCTACACCAGAAATTATGTATTTACAAACTGTAGATAACACAGGAAGCACTGCTGGGTCAGCTATTACTTACACTTTAGTTGCAACATCTGATGCTAGTGAAACTTTATATACTAACAGATCTGCTTCTTATTCAGGTCAAAATGCTTATGAAAGTGGTATATCAGAACTACAAGTTGTGGAGATTTCAGCATGATAGAACAAGCAATGACTAATTTATTTGGTGGATACTCTAATCGCAATGGACAAAACTTTATAGTTGAAAATAGGGTTGAAAGGTTACCAACAGAAGCAGAACAACAACTAATAGATGACGAAACTTTAAGATTAGAAACAGAACAAGCTGCTAATGCTTACAAAAAATTAAGAGCAACAGAATACCCATCAGTACAAGACCAACTAGATATGCAATATTGGGATAGTGTTAATGGTACAACTACTTGGGCAACTGCAATAGCTAAAGTTAAAACAGATAATCCAAAACCATAGGATAAGTAATGGCTACAATAATTAATGCAGATACAAGTGATGGTTTAAAACTTACCTCTGATACCAGTGGTCAGATTGACTTTCAATCAGCAGGGTCTACTAAAGCTACAATAGATACTTCTGGTAATTTAAAGTTTAACTCAGGATTTGGGTCTGCTGATGTTGCTTATGGTGTTAGAGCATGGGTTAATATTGATGGTACTGGTACTGTTGGTATAAATGCTTCTGGTAATGTAAGTAGTATTACAGACGTTGCAACGGGGATTTATACAGTTAATTTTGCATCTGCAATGCCAGATACTAATTTTAGTGTTAGTGTATTAACACCAGTACATGGTTATGACAGAACCAATCAAACTGCTAGAAGCACTACTTCGTGTCAAATAGGAAGTTTTGCTTTCAATGGTGCTAATACTGACTATGACCCTATTAATGTTTTAATAGTAAGATAAAGGAAAAATAAAATGAGAATAATATATGAAACAAGTGATGGTGGAGTAGCAGTTATTGTTCCTACACCTGAGTATTTATTAACCCACACTATGGAAGAACTAGCTGCTAAAGATGTACCAGCAGGAGCTAACTACGAAATAGTAGAGGATAGTGTAGTACCATCAGATAGAGCATTTAGAGGTGCATGGACATGGGCATAACAGTAGATATAACTAAAGCTAAAGTTATTACTAAAGACAGACTTCGTGAAGAACGAAAGCCTTTACTTGAAGCACAAGATATTTTGTTTATGCAAGCACAAGAAGCTGGCACATCAACTTCAGCTATAGTCACAGAGAAACAAAGACTAAGAGATATTACTAATCAAGTGGATAGTATGACAACACTAGACCAGCTTAAAGGAGCAAGTGTGTAATGAGTTCAATAGTCCTTACAGGAGATACAAGCGGAACTGTTACTGTATCAGCACCAGCAGTAGCTGGCACTAGGACTATAACACTTCCTGCTGCTACTGGTACTGCTATATTAGAAGATGGTAGTAATAACTTACAAATGAACTCAGGGTTTGGTTCTTCTGCAACTGCTTATGGAGTACGAGCTTGGGTTAATTTTAATGGTTCTGGTACTGTTAGTATAAATGCTTCTGGAAATGTATCTAGTATAACTGATAATGCTGTTGGTAATTATACAGTTAACTTTACTACTAATATGCCAGATATTAATTATTCGGTAAGTGGAATAACTATGATAGAAGCTAACAACAATGTATTTGTTGCTGGAGCAACTGATGCACCTACAGTAAGTGCATTTAGGTTAAATGCAAGAACCTCAGGAAATACTAATTATGATGCAGCTATAATATATGTAAATTTCGTAAGATAAAGGATAAACATACTTATGTCTAACATGACAACACGGATAATTAGATGAATAACGATTATAACATCTTTTGGGGTATTATTTTCGTATACCTCTTAGGTTTATTTCTTTGTGTAATGATACCTAGTGAAGCTAATGCAGTTACGGAAGTAAACACTACAACTAATTCTGAATCAGATGTTAAATCAAAAGGTAGAACAGTAGTTATATCGCCACCACCCTCTGCCATTAGTCCTTCTATTGGTGGTTCTTCTTCAGATATATGTACATCTGGGGTCAGTGGTGCAATACAAACACAAATCTTAGGTGTGTCTACAGGTGAGACAGTACGAGATGAGAATTGTGAACGATTAAAGATTTCT